GGTGAGGATATGCAGGACTACATACCAATAAACAAGGAAATGATACCATACAGTTTTAATATATTGCTTGGGGGAATGTTGTTTAATTTAAAAATTAAATATAATAGTAAACAGGATTTGTTTACTATTGATGTTAAAAAGGATAATGAAATTATATGTTACGCTGAACCAATAATATATGGTATACCCTTATTTCAAGATGTGTTTATGGTTGAGAAATATCCCAGTTTAACTATTATTCCTCTGGATTTATCGGGCAGCGCTGATAAAATTACATATGAAAATTTTTATAACACAGTATTTTTATATATAGACAACGAAGAGCACAGTCTGAAAGGAGGCGTAAAATAATGAATATGAAAGTATCACAAATGGTTAAAACTTTGAGTAATTGGAGTGATAATGTAAACCCGATAAAGAATATGCCTAAAGGGACGTTTTGGCACAAAGTGACAGTTGAGTGTAATGGAGCTAAAATAAACTCAGGTGATTTGGATATAGAGTTTAAAGTGCCGTTTGATGATGATGTGGAGGCTAACGAGGCGGAAATAAAAATCTATAATCTGTCAAAAACAACTATATCAGCATTTGCTTTGAATAAAAAAATAACTCTTACAGCGGGCTATGGAAATGATACGGGGATTATATTCAGCGGTTTTGTAAGCAAAGTTAAAACTAAATACAGCGGTGTTGATAAAATTACTGCAATCAACGCTATTGACAGTATGGAACTGAAAGAGCGTAAAGTTGAGAATATATCATACGCTAAAAACTCAAAAGCGTCATATATTCTGAAAGATTTAATCAAAAAAATAAATATGCCTCTGGCGGTATTTGAGACAAGAAAAGACCATACCTATAAAGAGGCTGTTACTGTTGACGGCGAACTAATGAGTAATATAAAAAAATACGCTGAAGTTTGCGGTGTTTCGGCGTATATCTCCAAAAGTCAGATTTATGTTCGTCATATAAAAAGCGGAGACAATATTAACTTCACTGTTTGTGAGGATACGGGACTTATAAGCAGTCCGGAGGAATTTACAGAGGAACAAAAATCGGGTGAGGGAGATGACGAGGAAAAAACAACCATAACAGGATATAAGTTTAAAATGCTGTTACAGCATAGATTGACAACAGCTGCTATAATTAAGCTGAAAGGCAGGGAAATAAACGGCACTTATAGGGTACGTAAAGGTTCACATTCGTTTAACGGTACTGATTTTATAACGGAAGCTGAGGTTATCTGATGAATGGTATAAATTTTATTGACGATATGATAGAAGAAAAACTTTTACACTTACATACAGCTTTTCTCGCTAAAGTCTTGAATTTTGATGAAGAGAATAAAACAGCGGATATTCAGCCGCTGACTCTTACAAAACAATATGGAAAATCAGCGGTAAGGCAGGCTGTTATAAATGGTGTTGTATATCTGGAGCAGGTTAGACCGACTGAAAAAAGTGAGGCTGTAAACAAAACGGTTTTATGTGTGTGCTGTGAAAGAGATATCAGCGGAGTTAAAAGCGGCAGATACGCTTTGCCGGTTATTGGTCATCATACTTTGCATGATTGTATCATCATTGGGTGGCTGTAGTTTTTTGAGGAGTGATTTTTTTGAAAGGTTTTAAACTTGATGAAAACGGTGATGTTGTTGTAAATAAAAAGGGTATAGGCATTGTAAAAGACGCTGAATTGCTGAAACAGACTGTAAAAACTGTATTAGGAACAAATAAAAATGAATGGGATTTTAATAAGAATGAGGGAATTGATTTTAAGAAAATTATTGTAAAAAATCCTGATATCGATGTTATAAAAAATGAAATTCAAGAGGGTTTGAAACAGGTTGACGATACTTTTATTTTAACAGACTTTTCTTTTACTCAAAAGGGAAGAACAGCTTTTATAAAATTTTCGGCGGTAAATTCGGATGAGGTTACTGTTGATGATATATTGGAATATTAATGGGGTGATTTTATGGGGGTTTTAACAGAAAGAGGCTTTGAGAGACCATCTTATGATGAGATTGTTGAGAAACAGTCGGAGAGAGCTAAAATTTTATTCGGACAGGATATTGATACCGGAGAGCAGACAGCTCTAGGGAAATTTATAAGAATAATATGCAAGGACTTAGCGGAAATGTACGAGGATTTGGAGGGGGCTTATTATGCTAGATTTCCCAATACCGCAAGCGGAATCAGTCTTGACAGGCTTTGTGTTTTTGCCGGAATAGGAAGAAATCCTCCTGTTTCTGCTGTACATAAAGTAAGAGTCTATGGGAATACAGGGTATGTTGTTCCTGTTGGTTTTTTGGTTGGTACAGAAGATGAAATAAATTTTTATAATGTGTATGAGACTGTTATAGAAAACAATAAGAGCTGTGAGATTACTGTACAAGCTGTTGACTTTGGGGAAATTGGAAATGTGAGTCTCGGTGATATAAATAGAATTGTTAATCCTATAGCAGAGGTTACACATATTGAGCATGTATCTATCATAAGTTACGGCGAGGAGGCAGAGAGTGACAGGGATTTAAGAGAACGCTTTGCATTGGCTGTAGCCGGAGCGGGTTCAGCTACAGCTGAGGCGATAAGAGGTAATGTTATGAGAGTTGAGGGAGTTAGAAGCGCTGTTGTTATTGAGAATGATACGGATTTGGAGGATAAAGACGGCAGACTTCCCCATACTTTTGAATGCTATGTTAATACTGACGATTTGACGGATACTATGAATGAAAATATAGCTAATGCTATATTCGCTAAAAAGCCTGTCGGCATACGGAGTTTTGGTGATGTTGAGGTTGATATTATTGATAATTCGGGAAACTCCAATCTTATATATTTTACTTATATTCAAAAAATATACCTCAATGTGTCAATTGTTGTCGCTGTCACAAATAAATTTGAGAATGACGGGTTGAGTATAATTAAAAATAACCTGATTGAGTATATTAACTCTTTAGCTAATGGGGAAGATGTTATTTTTTCATCATTGTATGCCTATATTTATTCTGTTGTGGGTGTTAAGGAAGTATCGGAATTGGATATAAATACAAAAGCCTCTGAAATACCAAAAACAAATTCAAGAATTATCTTAAAACCCTCACAAACAGCGTATATAATAGAAAAAGATATTAGTATTGAGGTGATAGATTATGTGGATAGGTGAGTATGAAAAACAACTGCCTGATTCTTTCGCAAAGTCTAAAGAGAGTAATAACAGCAAGCTTTTAAATGTCAATCGTGAGGCTCTGTCGGAATTTAAAACAGACACGTCGGAAGTATATACTATGCTTGATTTGGATAATGCTTATGGTAAGGTTCTGGATTTATATGGAGAAATGCTTGGACAGACTAGAGGCAGGCTCAATGATGTTCAGTATAAAACTTTGTTAAGGGGAATGATAGCGAAAAATTTATGTAAGGGTGATTATGCCTCAGTGATTGAGGCGGTTAGCCTTATTTTTAATTGCGATAAATCAGAAATAAGTCTGGAAGAAGTTAAAGATAAAAATTGTGTTGTTTACGCTCGTAAGTTACCTTATGCAGTTATTTTGAATTCGGGATTTTCAGCGAAACAGGTTATGAGAATTTTAAAAATGGTTCTGCCTGTTGCAGTGAGGCTTGAAGCTGATAATCTGGAGGGAACTTTTGAATTTGGAACAGTTGAGAATGAGTATAATGAACTCAGAGGTTTTGGAAATGTTGAGCAAAGTGTGGGTGGTTTCTTTGGGGCTTTATATGATTTTGATGATAATTTTGATTTGCCAATATAAAACTTTAAAGGGAGATGATTTATGTGAGTGTTAAGTTTGAGAATAAGCCGCTTGAATGGAATGAGAAAGGAGCTGAGCCTGCTGATAAATTAAAAAATGAGGGATTTAAACCGGGGTATAAGCCTCCTGCCGCTTATTTTAACAGTTTTATGAATAAAACATATAAATCTATTGAGGAATTGCAGAGAGTTACCAGTGCAGTTGATACAGAGGCAAAAAATAAAGACGGCGGCAATGCTGATATGGTAGACGGAAAACACGCTAAGGATTTCTATCCAATAACAGGAGGAGTTCTTAATGGAAGCATAAGAATTTCTGAAAGTGATGATAAAAGCGATTATTATGAGGGTGTATCAATTACAAATACTAATATTGAATTTACGAGTATTGGTGAATACGCA